GATGGTAACGCTTTCGATGCTCTTGATCCGCTTGTGCTTAAACACATTGTACTTGTTTGCACCCCACTGGTCAAAAGTACCACCCTCTGCGACCAGACCGATGGCGACGCTGCATCCATCCAGGATTGCACTGGCATTGGCCTCCGTGACCACGATACGGGTTGCGGCGGTTTCGGATACGGCCGCAGGATAGCCCCAATAATAGGAGGTGCAGCCTTCAATCGTGCCGGAATTGCCCTTGCGTGCATATTTCAGCCAGATCATGGCCAGCTGCCATTTAATCAAATTCCCTGCGACACCAGAATACTGCGCTCCGCGCTTTCGCCAGAGGGCGACACCGGCATTGTGAGAGGTGAAGTTTACCGGGGCCAGGCCGGTGCCGCAGGTGATAATGCCATCAGCACCAATGCCGGCGGCATATTTCGGATTTGCGATATAGGCATATACCGCTCCGTTCCTATCTGTGCCCTGCGGCCAGGTATGCCAGCCGGATTTGTCCGCAGGGTTGCAACACATCTGCATATAGTGGTACTGGCTGTCTTTCCATTCTTTCGTCCAGGTATTTTTCTGGAGTACCTGGCAAAGGCCATACTTGCCAGACCGCACATCCTCAATATCATCGATGAACTCAATCTTATTGACGGTGTGGGAGCCGTCTGCATGCCGCTCCATTGCCACTTCCAGCGTCCAGAACTGCGGGAGATAGGCGAAGTCATCACGGCCTGCCTTGGCCGCTGTGGAGGGCGTACAGGACAGGCCCTTGCTGTCATCGGTTAATTCGCCAATGGCCGAGGTGGAGGTGGAGTACAAGGGCAGCTTTACACCATGTACCCGGTCATCATTCAGCACCGTGCCAAACCAGCGGCCCAGCAGGAACTGCTTGTCGTTGCAGAACTGGGCGTTGATCGTCCACCACTCCTTGAAAATAGCATTGACCTTTTCCACGGAATCGGCTTCCAGCACCATCTTGTTGCAAATGGCATCATACATCACGGCGTAATTGCATACTCCGATAAACGCCCTGGCAAATTCTTCTTCTGTGCCGGTATAACCGTTCTTCACAGCATACTGGTACGGGGTGGTTCCAGAACCGCCTCCGCCGCCCAGGGGGCCGCACATAGCCCCAAACTCTTCAAAGCAATTACCGTTTACCATACCAGGCATTTCACCTCCACGCTTCCTTCAGCAGCTTCACCGCTGCTCTTTACATATACCGATGTGCAAGACATCAGATTGCCGTCTGCCTTGCGGCAAGTGTGCCGTTCCCACGAGCTGGCCGGGATCATCAGCATTTTATCCGTGCCGTCCGGCAGACCGCCAAAGGAAACATACACCGGCTTATCGGTCATGTTCTTAATCAGAAAGGCACAGCAAGCGGAGTTAAATTTGAATTCCGTTGCTGCGCCTGCGCTAATTGGCTTGCGCTGCATGTTCAGATTTTCCATTTTGCCTCCTTATCCGTGTCCTTGTTTCCAGCCTGCCGGGGTCTTTGCCCAGGCATAGCCTTTCTTCCAGACACCATTTACTTTGACATAAGGGATACCGGGTTTCCACTGACTGCCAACTTTGGCCTTTACAGATGCGTCAATCACAAACTGCGCATAGAGCGTTGTAGCCGCTGTAAAGGTGGTCGAAGCAATGACCTTCGTGCCCCCGGTTGGGGCAGTAAACCAGCCGGAGAACTTGTAATACTGGCGTGTGGCCGTAGGCAGGGTGCCGATGGCATAACCATAGTTGATGCTTCGGGAAGCCTCGGAGGTAGATCCACCATTGGTCGTTGCATCGAATGTGATGGTGACCGCATTGATGCTCCAGACCGCATACAGGGTAATGCTGCCGGCGGACGCAGAAACAAGGTTGGACACAGAGTCACCGTCTTTGTAGACCACGCTGCCAGCTGCCGAAGTCGCCCAGCCCAGGAAAGTGTGGCCTGCCCATGAGAAAGCATTTGCGGTCAGATTTTCCGCTTTGTCGTAGACCATATCCTGGTCGCTCATGGAGCCAGAGCCGCCGTTGGCGTTGAACTTGATCTTATACTTATTGGCTTTCCAGAGAGCAACAAATGTGGCGTCGGCATTTCCCGTGTATTGAGAACCCGGGTCGTAAGAAGTTGAAGCACCGTCCTGGTTCAGCCGCCAGACGAAGAACGTATAGCCTGTGCGTACCGGTGTTGCCGTGGACAGGGTCAAGGGTTGCCCGTAGTATTTGACCTGATTCCCAGGTGCACCAGAGCCGCCGTTGGCATCGTAGGATACCGTATAGCTGTCAAGCGTCCAGATAGCATACAATTTCAGAGCGGCATTGCCGGAATAGGTTGCACCGGGTTGGTATGATGTTCCGTTTCCGGAGCTGGATGTATTCCATTCCTTGAATGTATGCCCTTGCCATGTTGGCTTTGTTGTAGACAGTTTGAGGGCGGTTCCATAATACTTGGTCTGTCTGCTGGGTACGCCAGAGCCACCATTGGCATTATAGGACACGGAATAGCTTTGAAGCTCCCAAACAGCGTAAAGTGTTGCCCCGGAATTGGCGGTGTAAGAACCTCCTGCGTAATAGGTCGGAGAGGTAGCGGTTTTGCTTGTGCTCCAACCCAGAAAATTATATCCGGTTCTGGTTGGCTTCGTGCTGCTTAGGGTAAGCGTATAACCGTAGGTCTTAGTCTGGCTGCTAGGTGCGCCAGAACCGCCGTTGGCATCGAATTTCACCGTATACTTGGGGCGGGACGGAGCGGTGATTGTGAATGGGCCCGCCTTCTGTGAAAAGCCGCCATTTTTGTAGACATAGAGGTACAGGGATGTACCAACGCTTATATTCGTTCTATTATTGTACCTGGTCGAAGTATTTGCTGCGTTGACCAAATTGAAAGTTCTGCTGTACGAGTTCTGGTTTACCTCCCAATACACATAGGCGGTATCGTCTTCATAGTCGCAGTCCCAATATACCGTTATATCCCATCCGTCTGCCGAATTACTAAAATTCTGCGATTGTGTTGGCATTGATTATCGTCTCCTTTCCTACCGTATTCCGATACTCGAAAAGGCTCATGCCTCATATTGAATGTAAATATCTCCGTCCTTACCGCCGGACGGAGCAGAAGTACCATAACTGATACGCTCATTCAGCGCCCGGAGCAGATCCTTCATGCAGGTTGCTGGGGTCTGGATGACCTTGGCCTCCGTGATGGATAGGTTGGTAACGGTAATCCGGGCAATAGCAAATTGCCTGGTCATTCCACCGCTGTTCAGATCCTCGGCAGTCACACTCGGCAGGGAGCCGTCAGTGCCGCCTTTCAGGACCTTTAGCGTGAATGTGTCGATACCATGATTCCCGGTAGTTTTGAACTCCGCAACAATCAGGTCGTTCCGGGTTACGCCGGAAGTGCCGTTTCCAACCGTCAAATTCTGGGCATCGTTGACCTCGATAATGCCCAGGTGTCCCTGGACAGCCACCAAACCGCTGTTTACTCGGACGGTATAGGAGCCGGTAATGTCAACGGCAAAGCAATTTCCGTAGTTCAGCAGCAGATCGCCGTCACCGAGGATAGCCTGATAGATCGCAGCGTCATTTTCAGCGTAAATCTGGGCGGCTTCTTCTGCTTCCGTGTTGATGGTCAAGCCTCGAAATCCCATATCAATCACCTACCTTATGGGTTATAGTCAGTTTTCCTTTCGTGTTGATCTTCACGATGATATTTGTAATCTGAGTTTTCATCGAAATACCTGTGATTTGTTCCTCGCCACCTACAATATCCCCAATCTGTGCGTCAATCTCATTCAGCCCGATTTTAAGGGATTTGTAGTTGGACAGCTCCCGAAGCCGCTGAATACCGCCTTTTTCCAGTTCCTCCAGCGATTCAGCCGAGGAATAGTCATAGACGGCCGCCACTTCATCCACGCCGAAGATGGTCTGCGTTTTGGAGATTGTGCCGCTGGTGTCAGCATACAGGTGGATTACCTGACGCTCTGCCAACTCGCCGGTGCCGAGGCAAATCAGGTGATTCACCCCGGCACGGTAATCTTTGGCTGTGAAGTCTATCTTGCCATCCTGGGAATATTCGATGGTGTCCGAATAGTCGATGATGGGGACAGCACGGACAGATACGCAGCCAGCAGTATAGACCCCGGAATCATAATGGCCGGGGGTATACTGAATCTCCAGTTTTGCATTTTGCGTATAGAGCATTTCCACAAGGCCGTCCAGGAGTGTGCAATACCGCTTGAACTGGTAGCTCTTGATGGTAACGCCGCTCTTGGTGTTTGGCACTCGGAAGAAATTGCCAAACCGCTGGCCGATAATCTCTCTCAGAATGTCGTTGGCATCCCCAGAGACTATCTTATAATCCATGCCGGCATCCGGCTCGATGATCTTCTTTTCCATCATGCCACGCCAGGTAGGTCCCGTCAGTTTGACTTGCTTCGTGGCGGTGGAGGATTGGATGGAAAGGATTCTTCCGCCAATCTCCGCATAGCCATAGGCATACCAATGGTCTGCCTGGGCAAGGAAATCACTGCCCCAATCGGATGCGGAAAAGGTAAGCTCAAAATCGTTCGTTTTCCCGATATCTACATCCAAGGCACGAACATTCAGCGTGCCAAGTTCGCCGTCCGCTCCGACTGCGATAAGCTCCATCTCGGCACGCTCCTTTCCTCAAAAACGACAATGGATAGCAGGAAGCCGCCTGCCCAGTGAACATCAAGCACACCAGAGGGCAGCCGCTCGAAAACGCTGTTGCCCCTGGTGCGCTTGTTGTAAATATTCTGTGTGGTGCCGTCCGAGCAAAAGAGCGTGACGGTATTTTTGTCACTGTCAATGACTACATACTCGTCATCACCCAGGACGGTATCAACCACGCCGTAGGTCTTGCCTGCAATCTGACACTGTGGGTCAGCCACCGGGCCATGCATGACCAATTGGAAATGCGCCGGGGAATTCGATGGCTGATTGATAATGCCGGATGCAGCGCCGCTGGCGTAGCGGTATGGGTATCTCCCAGGATACCTTTTGGCGTTTTTCACGGTCGCGGCACCGGGCGTGAAGTTCCACTCCCGTTCTGTGATCCACATAGGATATTCCGTGGTGATGGACAGCTCCAGATTTAGGAAGTCTATCGGAGATTCCCATTCCTCAAATTTTCCGGCTGTGATATAGCACCGAAGGTAATTGCCGTTCAGATACAGCTTCCCAGGCTTTAACCGAATGAGATCATACTCAATGGCATCAATCAAATCATTCAGTGCTGTCTTATAGGCAGCCTCGCTCCAAGCAAACACACTCATATTGATGGTCTTGGAGGTTATCGATTTTGTGAAATCGGAAATTTTGCCGCCGAAACTGTTGTGGTTTGTTGTGCTGTTGTACTGCCACTCGAAGTCCAGCAAATCGCCCGTTTCCATCAGATACGGAATCTGGGTAAAATCCAGTTTTTTCCCGGCACCGTTCAGGTAATAGATTTCATATTTCATACTTTCACCTCTTAGGCCGGAGAATGCTCTGCAATGACACGGCCAACTTCTCGATCATCACATTCGATTTTCAGGCCTGCCCGGTCAATGCCTTCTGCCACAGCATCACCCATACGGTCATAATCCATGGCTTCACCGGCGGTCTGAGCGACCTGCCCGGAGCCGGTCTTGGATTTGATTGTCACAGTGTTGTTGATTTTGGCCGTTTCCTGTTCTACGCCGGCCTGCATTTTCCTTACGAGGCCGGAGACATCAATGTTACGGGAATGCCCATTGAATGCGCTGACCATGTGATCGGCGGCATCCTCCATCCGGTCATTCAGTTCTGGCTCGGATTCCTTCACACCCTCGCCAACACCAGGGAGAATCCATTGACCGATTTCTTTTTTGGCACGTTTGGACGGGGAAGCAATGCCTAGCCAGGACTTTACAGCGTAGATGGCGTTGCGGGCTGCATTGACGGCGATTTGAACCAGCCCCTTGGCCGCCGAAGCTATGCCGGAGCCGATACCCTGGATGATATTCATGCCTACAGATGCCCAATTCGTATTCAGGAATCCGTTGATAATGGCAGAGACAATCTGCGGAATCGCCGCTATGACATGTGGAATTGCCTGGATCAGACCCATTGCCAGCGTGGTGATGATCTGTATGGCGCCGGAAATGATTGTGGGCAGATTTGCCACGATGGACTGGAAAATCTGGGAGATGAGCTGCACCACAGCCGGAATCAACGTGGGAATCTGGGCAATAATGCCCTGCACCAGCGTGACCATAATCTGAATTGCGGCCTGGACGATGGTCGGCAAATTCTGAACCACGAAGTTGAAAATGCTCATAATGATCTGGGTCACAACAGGAACCAGCTGGGGAATGAGCGCAACCAACTTCTCGCAGAGTGTGGTCAA